TAACGACGTCGGTCCGGCGTTCTGGACCGCCAAGCGACCCGAAGCTCAGATTTGCCGGAAAGCGTTCTTCGTGAAATCCCATGTGCCCCTCCTCAACGGTTGCGTTGGCCGCGCCCAAGGGCGCGCCTGACTTGTGCTGCAATCTGACTTTGCGACCGTCTGAACGCCTCGACAACGGGCGCCGAGACGTTGACGACCACCGAGACCGGTAGACCGCCACCTTCGGTGCGAACCCCCAATCTCCCGTCAGCCCCACGCGTCAAGGGCATGATGGCTTCCGGTCCCGCCTCGCCCATCAGCCCGACACCACCTCGCATGGGGAAGGTCACCGGTGACGACACGACACCGCCACGCGCAAACGGCATGACGCGCCCTTGGGTGAACGTGCCGCCGTTAGCAAAGGGCATGAAGCCGCTGATCATGCTTTCCACGCCGTTTGCCAGAACTCCGCCGATATGATTGGTCACTGGTCGCATCGCGGTCGAATAGGCCGTGTTCAGCATGGAGCGCGCCAGTCCCTCCAACGAGTCCGACAGTTTCTCCCCATCGAAGACCAAGGCATCGATCGAACGCCGCAATCCTCTGCTGAACCCGCTTGTCAGCAGGCCGACGTCGCGACCTGTGTCAGCAATCGTGGACTGCATGCGCACGAGCTCGCCGTCGAATGCGGCCGCCATTGATTGTGCCCCGCCCAAAGACCGCTCGAGGGCCGCGACCTGCTCGTCGAAGCCGTCCAAACCATCGACGTCATCCATCATTCAATCCTTTACGTTCGTCCGGAAAGGCACGCGCCAGTTCTTCCAAACGGCTGCGGCCCAATGGCGCCGATGAGGCATCTCGCCCTAGCATCAGCGTCAGTTCCGCCGGTGTAAGCTGCCAGAAATCAGACGGTCTTAGCCGCAAACCAATTATCCCGACCCGCAAGAGCCCGGGCCAATCGAACCGGCTCATCCCTTGGCTTCGACGTCTGGCAATGCGAAGGCGCGCACAAGAAGCCGTCCGGCCACGCGGGCCGCTTCAAGCGGCCCGCCCTCGATCTCGGCTGCGAGCAACTCTTTTGCATCACCGGACCAACCGCCGCCCCGAAGGCCGGCGACGATCAGAGCAAGCACGTCGCGACTGGAATAACGTCCTGCCTCGAACCGCTCGATCAACGCTATCAGGTCGCCGGACTCCAGGCGTTCCTCCAGTTCCGCAAGCGCGCCAAGCGTAAGCTTGAGCACCCGTCGCTCCCCGTCGATCACAAGATCGACCTCGCCCGTCCAGGGGTTCGCCATCAGAGTGCCGTGAAGCTGATCGCACCGGCCGAGGCAAAGGACATTTCATACGTCGCCTCACCATCATAGTTGCCGGAGAACTCGATAGAGGTGATCTGGAAAGGTCCCTCGACCGTGCCGAAGTCGGGAATGATCACTTGGCACGCCGGCGTCTCGCCGTCGAAGAATATCTGGCGCGCTCGCTCATCCGTAGCCTCGTCGCGAAAGACACCGGATCCGGAAATCATCGCGGACTTCACACCGGCGCCGCCAAGTAGCTCGCGCCAACCACCCTGGCTTTCAAGGCTCGTCACATCCACGCTCTCTGCATTGAAACTGATCCGCGTGGCGCGAAGCCCAGCGACGGTTTCGAACTGACCTGCGCCTGTCATGTCGATCTTGATCAGCAGGTCCTTGCCGTTTTGAGCACCCATTGCATCCACTCCAAAATGTCAAAAAGTCAGTCGTCTTCCACGCGCGCGCGGAAGGTCATGTCGATCCGGCGCGTGTCGGCTTTTCGCACGCGACGTGCGCGGGCCTTCAGAAACCGGATGGAGATCACGCGGCCCCGCATTATTGCCGGCGCCGACCCATCCAGTGCGTCCGAAATCGCAGAGGCGAGCGCCTTGGCCCGCTGGAAGCCGGAAGATGATGTGACCACGCTCACGACGAAGCGATGATCTGCGCCCCTCCCTGACTTGTCGGACCGGTCCTGCGCATCTTCCGGACCAAGGCTCACATAAGTGTCGGGCAACGTTCCGGACGGAACGACATCGTAGATCGCAGCCCCGACCAGGGCAACGACGTCCGGGTCGTTGACCAAGAGCTGATAAACGCCGGCCTGCAGCGCCGGGGATTGTCCGTAGCTCATGCGACAACCTCCTCTCGTGCAAAGCAGGTAAGATAGGTGCCGTCTGCGTCGGCCTCGGTCACCGCGAGTATCCGGAAGACACGATTGCCTTCGCGAAAGCGCTGCTCCGGCTTTGGCCGTGACGGCGCGCCTTCCGGTGCTGCCCTCACTGTAATCCTGTAGGGAACCGTCGATAACGTCACGAAATCGCGCGCCTGTTCCCGACCGGTCCCGGCACGCACCTCGGCCCAAAGGGTGCCAAGGACATCCCAAATCTCGAGAAATCCTCCCGCCCCGTCAGGTGTTCGCGTCGCCGCCTCAAGCGTCAGAGATCTATTGAGCCTCGGGCGGTTCATGGCCTTCCACCTCCGAAGATCCGGATATTGAGAAAGGGCAGCAACAGGTCGCCGACCAGTGACGGAATACCATCCGCCTCGAACGCCATCGCGTGCCGATGTTCATAGTAATGGGCGGCCAGCATGTACGTTGCCTTCTGCAAGGCAGGTGGGATGCCGGTCCATGACGACGAATAGCCCGCGTCAAAATCGATCTCCGCCGCTCCGCCTATGGGAATTGACGGCAGCGATCCGCTTGCCGCGACAAGCGCCGGCCTGTGCGCATCGCGTTCGAGTGCGATCCGGTCGGCGGCGACCGTTGTCTCTGCACCGAACCGATCCTGCAGGGTCACATTCACAACCGCCGTCACCGGTGCAACAGGCAGGACCTGTCGCGCCGCATAGCGCCAGTTCGTCAACGACCAGCGGAACCTCCGCTCGAGCAGCGCCTTGCCGGTCCGTGCCTCTATGGCCGACATCGCCGCACGCAGGCATGTCTCGAGAACACCGTCCTGGACGGCATCATCGGCGAACCCGGTTCCAAGCCTCAGGTAGTCCCTGAACTCCGAAACCGGCAGGGCCCCGACAGGCACCGTGGTTTGCTCGACTAATATCATGAAATCTCTCCGAAACCCGGCCCCTCACCTGCCGTGACCGCAGCCATCGACATGACATGGACGCGCGCCCTCCGTATTGCTCGGACGGAGGGGGAGCAGCTAGACAACACGGACCTGAACGGCGCGCGCCCATGCAGCCGGTCCGGGGCCTCAAACCTCCCCCGAACCGACCTTCACGACGACACGTTTATGCCGTCGCGAACCGCAGAAGCTTGATCGCGGCGAAGTCGCTCACATCACCGCCGACACGCTTGGTGGCATAGAAAAGCACATGCGGCTTTGCCGAGAAGGGGTCGCGAAGAATGCGGAGGTCCGGACGCTCCGCAACAGTGTAACCGGCGGCGAAATCCCCGAACGCGATCGCGTTCGAGCCTGAGGCGATATCCGGCATGTCTTCGGCAATAAGGACCGGATAGCCCATGAGACGCGCCGGTTCGCCGGCTGCAAGACCATCGCTCCAAAGGAAACGGCCGTCCGCGTCCTTGATCTTCCGAACTGCGCCCGCGGTCTTGGAGTTCATGACGAACGTTGCATTCGCCCGGTATTGCGCTCCAAGCGCGTAAACGAGGTCCACAATCGCATCCGCCGGGCTTCCGACCGAAAACGCTCCATCCGCGCCTGTGGGCACATAGCCGAGCGAGCCCCAGGCCCAGACATCGTTGTCGACCCTCGGACGCGTCAGGAAGCCGACGGGCTTGTCGACGCCGTCGCCATTGACAAACGCCGCTGCTTCCGATCGGGCGAATTTGTCGGCGATGCGATCCGCCAACCAGGCCTCGATATCGAAGGCGCTGTCGTCGAGAAGCCGCTGCGAGGCTTTCGGTAGGGCCGAAAGTTCGTGCAACTGCACCGAAATCCGCTCGATCTGCGGCGTATCGGTCTCGGTGACGCTGCCCGTTTCCGTCGCCCAACCGGTACCGACATCAGAATGATCAATCAGGACATCATAGGTCGTCGCCTCCACGTTCACCACGTTGGCGATCTGACGCAGAGAGGCTGCCGACTTAAGCACTTTCGACACGCTATCGGCTGTCTGCGGATCGACAAGATAGCCCCCGTCAGCCGCAACCGCCGTCGACAAGGCCTTGCCCTCGAACTCCAGTCCGCGCAACGCATCGTCGTCGCCGGACCGCACATAGGCCTCAAACGCCTTCTGGTGCGGCGCGTCGATTTCGGCCGTCTGGGCCAGCGCCGGGCGGCGCGAAGGGATGGATTTCCGATCCAACATGGTCAGTCGCTCTTCCTGTTTTTGAAGTTTGCTGGTGATATCCGCGATGAAGCCCGCGAGTTGGGACTTCACCTCCGCCGCTGGCCCGCCATCGTCCGGCATAGCCTCAGCGGACCGGGATTTGATCTCGGTCTTGCTCATAGCAACGATCCTTGAGTTAGAATTGGCTCGCCGGCTCAATATCCGGCCAGCTGTGCTCGGGCGTCCTCGATGGTCGCCGCCAGGTCACGCATCAAGGCAACCTCGGGGGCATCCCCCTTGGCTCCTACCCGCGCATCGGGAAGCATCGGAAAGGTCACGAGCGACACCTCCCAAAGCTCCAACTCCGACAAGAGCCGCTGACCCTTGTCATTCTTCGTGGCGCGCAAGGTGCGATAGCCGATGGACAAACCATCGATCGCACCGGCAGCGATCAGCGCGCCGGCCTCCCGGGCCCGCGCCACGTCGGGAAGCAGGCGCCCTTTCACGAACAAGCCCCGGTCGTCTTCACGCACTTCGTCCCAGACACCGATCGGTTCGCTGGGGTCATGCTGCCAGAGCATCTTGATGCTACCGCCCTTGCCCACAAGCCGTGCAAGCGCCTTGCCATATGCCCCCTTGGCGACGACATCCCCGCCCTGATCGACCTTGCCGAAAAGCGAAGCATACCCCGAAATCACATGCTCCTCGTCGACGGATACGTCTCCGCCATTCAAGCGCATGAATTTCTGTTCCAGTCCCTCGATGAGGCGGAATGGCATGAGCTGATCTCCTTTCTCGTCCCTCGTCACCACCAACCCGCCCAGGTGATCTTTCAGGAGGGAGATGCCACCAACGATCTGCATGTGATCCTGCGGGGGGTCGTGGAGTTACGTCGGCAGTTCATCCGCTATCCCGGTGATTACCTGCTGGCCACCCTGCATGCGGGCCGAGTTTTCGGGGAAGCTGCCCTAC